GATCTGTTCATATACTATTAGTAGTATTTTAATATTATATTAAGGTTGGTCAGGCAAAGAAAAAAGGTGGCGGGTTGTTTGTGGATATACCCATTATAAGTTAGCGATTTTGTGTGTGGCGAAGATTCTGTGTGGTGAACTGACTGTGGCTCAAAGTGAGTTCTCTAGTCCCATGTATATATATAATAAAAATGGCGGCGGTTTATGGGGTATAGGGGGGGTGTGCAATCTAAAATTGTGCGACTTCCTAGACTGATTAATAGTTTACACCAATAACTAATAACTTATCGCTATAAACTTTATAACAACCAATACGATATAGTGTTGTATTAATATCACAGTGTTGCATATCCGTCACAAATACACACAATGTAAATCGATGCGATGTATTAATAAATAGGATCTTTTTAACACTATCTAATTTATAACTTACTCACACAATCAATAGTTTTGTTTCATCTATTGTTTAATCTTAGTTGCTTTAATATTCCTAAAATACAATCTAATAGTTAGCTGTTGATAAACTAGTCCAATGTCCAGGATATGTTTAAAGCTATTTCTCTTTTATATAATTTTCTCTTTTTGCCTTTCCCTTTTTTAATTAGCGTAAAATATAGCTCAAAAGAAATAAGATAATAATTTCAATAGCTTAATAATTTAACTAAAAATAATAGTTTACATTAATATTATTATATCCTATATGGTTATTAAACAACAAATGAAAGGTTAATACAATGAAAATAAAAACAATAAGTAAAAACTTGAACGTTGTAAGCAATGAATATGTTGCTTTATGTTTTAGCTATGAAACACCTGTAGCTGGATATAATTCACATATAGGATTTTTTAAAACAAAAAAATTCTGGTCAACTACAACTAGTAAGCACATTAACAAATTTTTAACTGAATATAATGTGCCAAATAATAAAGTTATGGAATTGGATCAGGAAGAAATTAACCAATTCAATTTTGATAACTTCAACAAAAAGGTTGCATAAATGATTGAATTTATTTTATGGGGTACTAAAAAAGGTAATCCTGAATATATGGAAGAGATCATTATTGAAACAACTGATCCAATTAAATTAGAAGAAGCTCATAAATGGGGTAAAGAAAATGGCTTTGTTAATTTAAGAATACAACAGTTTAATCCAAATTCTTTGAAGCAATTTAATGAATTTGTTAATGCTTGGAAAGGATTTTAACAACTTATAACCCTGGAATTATCTAGGGTTATGGGATCTTAAAATATAAGATCAATTACTATATTGACATATTGGTTATGATAGTATTTAATACAAACAAACAATAACTTTGAAAGGGTTATATAATGACAAAAATAACTGACAAACAATTCAAACAACTTCAAAAAAAACTTTTTGAATATGTTGATGGTATGAATGTTGATCAATTAAAATATGATCTAAAAAAATACATACTTGAAGATTATTTGAATCAACCAACTTGGAAATTAATTTCTGATAAATTAATTGAAGATGAAAATAATATCCAGGAGGTTGCCTAATGACATCAATACAACAATTACAGGAGCATATAAAAAGATTGAATGACGAAAAACTACTTAACCAATATGATCTTTATAATTCGTATGAAATAAAAGACATAAAAGAAGTTATATATCAACGTTTAATTGAATGTGAATTAGACAATAGAAGGTTATTAACTCACAAAATAATAGAAGATAATTACGAAATGGAGCATGCATAATGACAACATTTTACTATATCCTGGCTTTGTTTTTAGGAGCTATCAATATGATTGGTATAATTTCAATCATGTATATAATGATTAACTAATGATTGAATTACTTTTAAGCTATAACATTTACGAAGTTATATTTATTATCTTGGCTTTGTATTTTGTTATGGCTTGGAAGTTTAGATAATTACTGATCTATAATTTCTTTTTTTTCTTCGGTAGTCTTTTCATATTGAGTATATTTCTGCTCAAGTTCTGGACTATCAAGCCAGCTCACAATAATTTGGTTGGTAGTTTTGTTTAATGTTAAATCTTTTTTATCTGAATATAGATCTGAAGTTTTCCCTGCAATCCATTGTATAAATTTTGTTTTTTCTCTTATCCAAGAAATCAAATTAGGATCTAAAGTGTCTTGGTTTATATCGGCTTGGTAAATATCTAAAAGTTTATCTACTATATTCTGGACCCCTATTTTTCTGGCTTCCTCAATCCTAGATTTGATCTCTTTGTTTCCCTCTTGATTCAAGAATTGATAAAACTTGATCAAGCTGATCGGTAATGTCCCTGCCTTCCTTATACTTGCTAGAGTTTTGCCTTCGCTTAACTGCTCTAATACTGTATTTAGAATTGTATCTTCCAAGACTATCAATTCTTGGCTTGACTTTGGTTTCGTAGTAATTTCTGACATAATCTAAATCCTTATCTCTAAATTGTTTTAAACTTGCAAGGCTTTTAATCTTCTTCTCATCTGTATAACCTGGCTTATTATATCCTCCTCTATTTGTTCTGTCCCTAAAGCCATAGAAGTTTGTATTCTGACCACCATGAAATCTACATTTATAAATTTGAAATCCATGTTTGTTAAAGCTATTGGTTGGAAACCCTTTTGCTTGACATGGCTTTCCAGATAGCTTTGACATGCCTGAACAGAATATCTTCTTTGATTTAAATCCTGCCATATCATTAAAATTTATTCTTCTTCATCTCCCAAGGTTTAATGTTATTGGCTTTGTTATAAGCTACCTTTGCTTTGTACGCTGCTGATCTGTTCTTGGCATTGGTTTGCAACGCAGCTGATAACTTTTGTTGCATTACAATTTTTGGCACAGCTCTTGCATCACGAGCCACTTGTTCTTGGTACTCAATAGCCTTTTGTACGTAATATGGATGTTTATCTATACATTGTTTTAATTCTGGCAGTGGTACACTAGCTAGTTCTATTATCTTAGTCTGTTTATCTATCTCTTTACTATTAACTATTCTATCTACCTTATTTATATCTATCTTATTCATTTTATTATTCTTAGTTAATACAATATGTTTATTTAAATATGTTTTATTAATATGTGCATTAGGTACGCCACTGATGTGTACCATATTCCCCACCCCCTGTACCTCGTACACTTCATTAACCAGTAGAATAGGGTTAATTGTGTATAAGTTAGTAGAAGATAGCCGCCTAATTTTAATCAGTCCAGCAGTGGAAAGTAAGTGCATGTAATTGGTTAGGGTTTTTTTACTGCATCCTAAATCCTTTCTGATCTTTGCGTATCTAGGAAAGCACTCGCCTTTCTCTTGATTTACATACTTTAAAAGCATTACAATGATCGCTAAAGCATAAGGCTTTCTGTTATCTGCCAAGCCTTTGTAGCCAGGATGATCAAATAAACCAGTAGGCACTCTAATATGTTGCTTGTATTTAGGCACGTTTTACCTTATGTTTGCACACTTTATCATGCTGTATCTGTAAATCTAACATAACGTAATACCATTCCTCCTCTAGAATAGGGTTTAAACCGCTTTTAATAGGGTATAGACGCTGAACTTTGAACTCTAGGCTATCCGTATCTGGTATAGGTTTATAGTATAGCAAAAAACAAGGTATATTTAAGCCTTGTGCTATGGCTTCTACAACATTAGTATATTTCTTATAGTTTTTACCAGTATCATATACAGTTTCAATTACTGCTAATGGTTTCCAACAAGGTTTGTTAATACAAATAGGAACTGAATCAATATCTATGTAAGCAATATCATTACATTTATTTCTATGCCATTCTGAATAGAAGTCGCCAAATCCACCTACGAAATAATTATATCTTGCCATTTTCTGCCTCCATAATTGCTAATCCAATTTGTCTTGCGATCTGTGGTACAATGGAATTGCCAAGAGCTTTTATTCTGTTGGATCTATCTTTGTCCAGTTCATAGGATACCCCATTAGGAACTCCACAAAATTCGGATTGAGTTTGCCACCAGGTTTGTTGTCTTTTAGAACTTGTCTTGGTAGTGAACTCTTCTGATCTCTGCTCTCCTTCCAAGTTATGTTGTATCCCGCATCCTTGTGGTCCCTCGCTACTGGAGTTGGATACATTTCTATTGCATCCCTTAACTTCACTCCCCATCTCACACCCTTCTTGTTCTCTCTGAAGAAATGACCATTCTGTATTTGAACATCCTTCGCTGCTCCACCCTCCATATCTGAAGCTGTTGGTGTTGGAAACATCTTCACTGCCATTGGTAATGGCATTCCTCCTTGACTGTATTTTTTCGTTCTTTCTGATGCTGAGTCTTGAGTTGGTGTTGGGTACATATTCTTTGTTGGTTTGCCATACATCACTTGTTCCGATAGACTTCCTGGAGGTACTGTCTTTCTCCCTATCTTGGACCGGTAATCCTTTCTCTTCTCCATTGCCTCTTCTGATCTCACTGACATGTCTGTTGCTGTCGGAGTAAGCCATAATCCAAATTCGTTTCCTTTGATGCCATGCACCGATGCCTGAAGCTGGAATAATAATACATTGGCTTTTGAAACCTTCGTTTTCCAAGTCATTAAGCACCTGTCTGAGTACCATGCCTTCGTTGATATTAACAATGCCTTCAACATTTTCTCCAATAACCCATCTTGGTTTTGTTTCTCTAATGACTCTAAGCATTTCATCCCAGAGATAACGATCATCTGCTGTTGATTTTCTTTTTCCTGCAACGCTGAATGGTTGGCAAGGAAATCCTCCTGTAACGACATCTGCTTGGTACTTTTCTCCTTTGACATTTCTTATATCCTCCTCAATGTTAATGTTGGACCAATGTTTCTTTAAAATCTTTTGACAGAATTTATCTTTCTCTACAAAGCCAATCGTTTCAAAGAAACCTGTTGATTCTAAACCTAAACTAAACCCACCTATACCAGAAAATAAATCAAGCGTTCTTAGTTTCATTCTTAGCTCTTTCTTGCATAAGTTCTATATGCAAAACCTGTATCTCTTCGTTTAATCTATCTATTTCTTTTTTAAGTAAAACGATCTTCTCGTCATACAATTCTATTACATCCTCAACATGTAGTTCTTGATCAATCATTTCACCCTTTTAAAAAACTCAATCAATTTAGTTATATCCATGTTTGGTTTCAAACCTTTATTAAAAGGTTCTGGTATTTTATTATATATTTTAAGCATATCTTTTTTTACTTTTAATATTTTTAAAAACATCTTTTCTTTTTCAGTCATTAGTTCTCCAGTTTTTTAATTGATAAAATTACGCCACGAGGAATTACAACACAGTCGCCTACATCTAGGCTGTCTGTATTAAAACTATATGTTGCAAAAGTTTTTACCCAATCCTTATTCTCTTCATAAAGATAACCTATTGTAGTACACATGGCAGGAACTAAATCTTTTAAATCTTCCTCAGTATTCCATGCGTTGTCGCAGCTGTTTATATCTAACCAACTTATAATAACTTTATCAAAGTTTATTGACTTCATACCATGCCTCATAAAAGTTATTGGGTTGAATTGATCCCTTAGTTTTTTCAGTTATAACTTTCATAAACTTAGGGTGTGGAATACGCTGACAGTTCTTCCATCTTAAAATAGTTACTGTTGGATTTGTTCCTGTTAATCCAAATAACTTTGCCAACTCTTTATTGCTGAGCTTATGATCTTCTTGATACTGCGTTAGTTTGTGTTTCATTTAGTTTTCCTTTTTATTCTATTACCAAAGCAATCAAACATTCTGTGATACCTCTTTAATAATTTATTTAATTGTGATTTATTCTTATTCATATTTACCTTTCTGTTTTAAACCCTTATAAACCAATGTGGTTTCATGTCAATTATTATTATTGACATAAAGGTTATTAT